CCTGATCCAAAACCAAATTTTGATCCTGCTCCACGTGTTGATAATAAAGGCATTCTTTCTACTCCTTATTTAAATTGAGTTTGTGCTGCTAATATTGTGTATGTTGATGCAGCTGTTTTAAGAGCTGTGTAAGTGTAGACATCATTAGATGAAGCGTTTCCAGCTGTTGGAGTACTTCCACCTTGATAAACTAATGTAACACCAGTTGTTGTTCCATCAACTTGTACTACGTTATTAAAAAATGTTGTGTTGCCTTGTTTCGTGATTAATGCAACTGTTGCAGATTCACCTATAGCTAAAGCCGAGTTTAATGTATTAGAAGCATTTCCTCTTAAATTAACTGTAAAGTTTGCACCTAAGTTAACGTTTTGAAAATATACAGCTTGAGTAAGTACATCATAAGTAAATGTAGTTATATATGTAGTTGAAATTGTAGCATTTTCAAATACACCAAATATTTTAGATTCACCGTTTAATGTAATTCTTCCAAGATCACCTTTTGGTGTTAATGTAATTCCAACGTTTGTATCACCACCCGTCGCTGAGATAGCTGGATTGTTTCCAGTTGCTGCGTTCGTAACTGAAATTTCATTTACTGCTGATGCTGTAGTTGCAAATTTAATTTGCTCATTACCAGTTTCATCACCAATAAAATTACCACCATCTATTAAAATATTTTTTGCATTAGTATCTAAATTTGCTGCAAGTGTTGGAGTTATATCATTTGATAATTTTCCAATGTTAGAATCTATAACATCAGTTCCATTAACATATAAAATTTTTGTTCCTTTATCTGTTGCAGAGAAAGTTACACCTGTTTGACCTTGAACTAACACTTTAACAGTAAAAGCACCTACTGTGCTATTTCTTATAATATAAACTTTATTAGTTACTCCCGATGCGGTTGTTATAGTTACCGTTCTGTCTCCAGTAATAGTTCCTGTAAGTTCTATAACAGCATTTTTACCATCAGATAATGCACCATTTGTAAAAGTTAAATTTGTATTACCAGTAGCACCTGCAATAGCTATGCCTGTGTAACCAGCGATTGCTTGTTGTAAAATTGTTAAGTTTGTATTTGTAATATCACCCCATGTACCGGCGTTTTCGCCTGTAACTTGGATTTCTAGTTTAAGGTCTGTTGAATAACTTGATGCCATATTAATTCCTTATGTTATATATTATTTAATTTATGCGGCTGTGTCAATCTCTGTCCAAGTAACAACAGTTCCGGTGTTAATTTTAGTCCAGCTTTGCACACTAATGCTATTTTGAGCTATAGTCAATATATTTCCTGTAATATCTACTTCAACACTAGCTCCACCAAAAACAGTGCCTAAATCTAAGGTTAATGCTATTCCTGTAACATCTACAAGTGTAATTGCCTCTCCAGATGCAGTTCCTAATCCAACAGTTAAATCTATTCCTGTTACGTCAATATTAGCAGTTCCAATGATTACAGTTCCAACTGCTAAATCACAAGTCATTCCAATACCTGTAACTATAGCATCTGGTGAAGGATCTACTTCTCCTTGATTAATAGTCATTGCAATGTCTTCTTGCGAAGCATTCCAACCTTGTTGACCCCAACCTACAACACCCCAACCAACAGCGGCTATTGAAGATACATCAACTAATGCATTAATACCTGCCTCTACTGTTCCTTGTGCAATAGTTAATTCTTGACCAGTAACAGATGCGTTTGCAGCTATTCCATCACCATTCCAAACTTCTTCACCCCAATAAAATCTACCCCAACCTTGTCGGTTGTATCCTAAAAGTGTACCTGTTGCGGAAGTAAGTTCTATACCTGTAACTGATGCATCAGGATCTATATCAACAGTTCCTGCTATTGTGGTTAATTCTATTCCTGAGGGGAATGCATCTACAGTAATAACTTCTGTTACAGAATTTAAATTTACTGTTAATACTATTCCAGTAACATCTACTTGTTGTCCTATTGCTACTGTTACGTTTGAAAATCCATTCCAACTTAATTCAGAAGAATTCCAAGAAGATTCACTCCAACCAAATGCAGGACCACCAACACTTGCTGTTAGAAGATTACCGGTAATATTTGCAATTTGATCTCCTTGATTATTCCAAGCGCCTTGACTCCAAGTTAATGCACTCCAAGTATTAGAAGTAACATCCATGTTATTACCCATACTAAAACCATGAACATTACATAAATAATAAAAATCTGATGTTTGAGCGACTGTAATTTCTATGTATCTTACAGATGCTGCATTGAATAAAGCTGTGTTTCGATAATTTGTAGAATTAGATGCACCATCTAAATAATAACTTACACCTGATGATATAATTCCAGCAGTGCTAGTTGTAGTAGATAAAATTAATGGATGGCCATTATTGGTTGCAGCGTTTTGATTAAATCTAAAAGTTCCACCCGTTACAACAGGTACGACTGGTTTTTGTACACCATCGATGTAATAACCACCACCCGTTCCACCAGGGACTGTGACTGTAAATTCAACCATTTTAAGTTAAACTCCTTTATCCGGAGATTCTTAAGATAGCTGCTGATGTAGTTGCTGCTGGAAATTGAACTGTGAATGTTCCAGACGTTGCTGTTTTATCTGCTCCAAAACTTAACACGCATACTGCTTTATTTGTTTCCGATGTATTATAAATTAAAGCACCGAACGCAGTTAAAGTTACGCCTGTAAAAGATATATCTGCAAAGTCTACAAATGCTACACCACTAGAAACTAGAGGTGACACATTTACTAGAGCTCCACCACCCGTCACGTACTGACCAGTGTTTGCAACTTCATTTGTTGTAGTGAATGAAGTTGTAGCAGAATCTAAAGTTGCTGCAGAAGTATATAGAGCAAGTTTAAACACATCTCCTGTTGTCAAAGTAAAATCATGTATACCTTGAAAAAGTTGTTGTTTAAACGAATTGCAAACTGCTTGTGTTATAGCCATATTTAACTCCTAATTATTATCCTTGTTTTTGAATCGAAGGTGAACCCTCTTGGAATTCATCTCGTCTTCTTCTTCCCATTTGTTCAATAGAGAATCCTTGTAATGCAGTTTGATACTTTTGTTCATAAAGTTGTATCATGTCTGCCGGACCCTTTAAAAAACCGTACGCCTCAACTAGGCATGCATACAATAAGCCGTTGGGAAATTGCAAGCTTAAATATGTTGTTGTATTACTACTAGATAATCCAGCTGGTTTCAAGATATAATTTAATTGCATGGTATAATTACTATTTGGAATAGGGGCTAAAATTAATGTGTTATCATCGTAATAACTAAAATATTTAGGTAAAGCTTGTGTTAAAGAGGCATTATACTCATTAATAAAGCCAAGATCTCTATATTCTAATATGGCAATGTCTCCTGTGTATACTGCACTAGGAATAATGTAAGCCTCTTGTACTATTAAAACTTCTCCTGTGTTTGGAAATGGAGTATTTGTAAATTTTTGACCTGCAACAATAGTCGCAGTTGCTTCTTCTCTATTACTATCAGAATCTACATCTCTTAAAACTCTAAATTCAGCATCTAATATAAATCCATTTACAATAGTTGCAGTAAATACATTTGCATCTACTTCTGTGTAATCTCTAATTTTTGTAACAAGTTCTGCGTATGTCATATTAAGCCTCTAAAGTTACTGGGCCTGCAGTGCATTCAGCTCCGCCGCCAATTATTCCACCTGTTGTCGCCGTGCCCGCGCCCGTGAAGTGAAAGTAATTTGTTGTATCAGTTATATTACCAGAAGAATCTATTTTTCCAACCGTAATTACAAAACCACTTGAACTTGAAATATTAGTTACACCATCAAAAGATGGAACGGCTGTAAAACCAATATCGTTTGTTGGACCTCTAAATCTTACCGTGTTGCCGGTTGATCTTCCATGATTTTGTGAGAATACATTAATAAAAGTTGTTGCAGAACTAATAATTGTTTGAAAAGGATCTGGATTTAATAAAATTAATACTGCAGGTTCTGTTCTATCTGGATGAGCGTATTGTAAACCTTGTGGATCAGCAGTTGTTGGAGTTGGATCTAATTGAGGTTGCTTTGCTTCATATTCAGAAGTATGTACCCATGAACCATTCCATTCTTGTACCATTTCTTCATATGGAAATCTTTGACCTGATCGGTCAGAGATCATGTAAGCATATTTACCTCTAGCTGATTTTGCCATTATGATCCTGGATAGTAAATTTTAGGTGTTATAAATGAACTAGTTGAAGAACCATCTTGATCTAAGGCTCTTTTTAATTCATCTTCATATAATAATCTTGTATCTTGCACTCTTTGTGGTGCATATTTTTGTGCTAAATAATAAGTCAGTCCCGCGCACATGCACGGAACAAATCGATATGGAACGTTTGTAATATTGGTATAAGCTCCTACATCTTGAATTCTTTTTTCATAATAATAATTTATAACATTGTTAACTTCATCTGCTCCTGGAGTTAAAAATAAAGTAATAGTAATTCTATCTATAAATCTTTCTACAAAATATTGTGTAGGTGTGCCCGTTGAAAATTTAGAAGATAATCCACTGTAAGCAGACCTATCTATTTTTGTAAGTGGAAAATCAACTACAGGAGTTTGTTGTGTATTTCTATAAACTGCTTCTAAAATATCTCCCGTTCCATAAACAATAGAATTATAATTATAAACTTCTTCATTATCTGCATGAGCTGCAGCGACTGTGCCGTTTGCACCTCTAGTAAGACCTGTAATGGTATTTGCTGAACTATTAAGAGTTGTATAAGTAATTTGTTCTGAATCTATTAACAAAGTTCCAGTTGCTGGAAACTGCGCTACCGAATCAACGGTAATAGTACTAGCATTAATAGTAAGTACACCATTTAAAAGAGTGAATACACCATCAGATGTTCCATCTCCAGATGATCTATATAGAGTATAGACAGCCTGACCATTAACCATGGAAATTGAATTATTAGCAACTTCCCAATAATGCAAACCTCTGTTTGCCCATTCTTGAAATAGAATATTAAGCGAGCGACGAGCTGCTTTCATCTGGTTACCAGTATTATTGATAAGACCAATTCTTTCGTAAGACTCTTCTATGATATCATCAATGAAAAGTGTTTTTTCAAAAACTGTAGTTCCTGAAGAGGTAGTCATTTAACCCCTACTTATCTATAAATAGCGTAACAGTTAACCCACTTGTGTTTGAAGCAACTCCAATACCGTCTACTATTCCTACACCGTTTCTTTGAGCATATAAAACTCCATCTTCAGGTATGCCTAAGGTTTCAGTGCTGTTTGGTCCAACAACAATTGGAATAAAAACTTGTGTATTAGTTGAAGTGCTTACAGTTGTAGTATTTGCTAAACCATTAATTATACAAGATCCAGAAGTTGCTCCAGATTGTATCATGTAGCCTCTTAGTCTTGTAGGTCCAGTAAATAAAACTGCAGTGCTAACATTACTTGCACATATAACTGGTTTTACATCTGACTTCATATTTATCTCCTTGTATTAAGGAGCCCTTTCGAGCTCCCTAAAAATTATTTTTTGTCTTTTACAATTTTTACAATATTGTCATTAGTTTTTGGTTTAGAAATTTGTTCTAACCAAAACTTACAATCTTGTATTGCTCCATCAAGAGCGTGCACATTTGAAATCGTTTGAGCACGTTGATTTTGCAAAAGTGTAATTCGTTCGTTAATTGTTTTTACGTCCATATTATGCAGATGTGCTAAATAATTTAATATAACGAATAGCGCCATTTACAAGAACTCGTATTTGACCACCATCTACAGTTGGTGTTACTGCTGTTGTTAAAGCTAAACCTGCTGCAACGTTTTTACCTAATCTACCAATATCAAATAAATTTAAACATGGATTTGTTGCAGATGACTCTTCACCAAAAGCTATAAATGCTTTTGG